TCCCCGGTGCCGCCTCGGTCGATGATTCCGTTGCGTCGATGGTGATCGGCAACCGCAACTGGCTTGGCCAGAACACGCCGTGGAGCGGCGACATTGGTGAAATCATCCTGCTGGCCGGGGTTCCCACCGATGAGGAGCGCTATCAGGTTCGCGCCGACCTGATGCAGCACTGGGGCATAACCCTGGCGACCGCTACCCGATTCAACGCGGCCTCGCTGCCGGGCCTGATCGGCGTGTGGGATGCCAGCAACGCGGCAAGCCGCACGCCGACGACAGCCGCCCTGATCACCGCCCTGGCGCCACGCTCCGGGACGGGGCCAACCCTGACCGCGGCAGCCGCCGGGAACGGGGAAGTGGCGGTCGCCCTGGGCGATCCGAGCTACATGTCGACGGCCGGCGGCAACGGCATGAGACGGCTCGACGCTCCGGCCAATGCCATGAACAACATCTTTGCCAACGAGGGCATGCTGGTCGCCGTCGTCCGGGCCGCCTCGCCATCCGGCGTCATTGCGGCCAAGTGGAACACCAATGGTTGGATCCTGTGGGCTCCGACAGCGGACACCCTGACGTTTGAATGGTACCAGGGCGCCCAGACGGGAAGTTTTACCTTCCCCTTTGAGGCGTCGGCGACGACCTGGTCCATGATCGAGATCATCTGGAACAGTTCGCTGCCCAATACAGCCTTCCTGGCGCGCATCAACGAAACCGCCGTCACGGCGACCAGCCAAGCGAACGGGGCGGCCATCGTCGACGATTCGAGCGCCTCTCTGGTCATCGGCAACCGGAACTGGGGCGGTCAGAACACGCCGTGGAGCGGCGACATCGGCGAGGTCATGCTGTTCAACAGCACGGCTCTGTCGCTTGAACAACTGAACAATCTCCAGTCGGACGTGATGGGTCACTGGTCCATCCCGGTCGCACTGCCGCTGCCGGAAATAGACCTGAGCCAGTACACGATGACCTTCGATGAGGATTTCAATGCGCCCCTCTCGCGGCGCGTTCCCGGCGACGCCTCGACCGACAACAATCTGTGGGCCACCAGCATGGGCAACGGGCTGGTTCGCTGGATGGGAAACCCGCCCGAACGGCAGATCTATGTTGAACCGGAATACGCTGGGACAGCCGGGGCACCCCTCGGCATCAACCCGTTCTCAGTAGCCGACAGCGTGCTGACGATTACCTGCGCCGAGGTCAGTCAGGCCAACGCCCCCTATCTTGATGGCAAGCTTTACACGTCCGGCTTGATCACGACTCAGCACAGTTTCTTTCAGACGTACGGCTACTTCGAAATGCGCGCCCAGATGCCGGCCGGCATGGGAACGTGGCCGGCGTTCTGGATGCTGTTTCACCAGACTGGCAGTTCCGAGTTCGACATCGTCGAGACGTATGGCGTCAATCCAAGCTCCGTTTTCCAGACCGTTCACCAGTCCCAGTATACCAACTCTCAGGAAACGTCGTTCGCCTGGTCCAGCGGCTGGCATACCTACGGCATGCTCTGGACGGCCTCGCATGTTACCTATTACATCGACCGGGTGCCACGGGTTACCTTTCCCAGTTACACGAACACTCCCGGCTACCTGATCGCCAACCTCGCTCTGGAAGGCCGGGCCGACCGCGCGCCGGACGCCTCGACGATTTTCCCATTGCAGATGAAGATCGATTACATCCGCTGCTGGCAGCCCAATAGCTGATCGACTACACCTCGCCTTTGGAGGGCAAAATGGCTTTTATCGTCGAGACGGGTGTCGGCATTGAAGGGGCGAACAGTTATTGCAGCGTTGAATTCGCGGATGGATTTAATGCGACGCAAGTAGATGGCCTAAATTGGGCAGACGTTGACTTGCCAGACAAGCAGATCCGCCTTGTGACAGCCAGTCAACTCTTAGACAATTCCTTCGACTTTCACGGTCGCCGTCTGACGCGCGTGCAGGGGCTCGAATTCCCCCGCTGGGGCCTGCGCGATCGTGACGGATTCCTGCTATCGACCGCACCGCTGCCCCGGTTCATCAAATGCGCTGCCGCTGAACTCGCCCGCGTGCTCGGCGAGCGGGCCGACGCCGGCGGCAGCGCCACAGCCCCGGCCGCAACCGCTTCGTCGGGAGCCGTCGAGAAGATCCAGGTCGGGCCGATCGCACTGACCCTGGCCAGCAGCACCAGCGGTTCGTCGTCCGGCGCAACGACGGCGGCGGCATCCGTGGCCCTGATTCCACGTTCGGTGTCGGCGTGGCTGCTCGACTACGGGATCCCGCGATACGGCTACGGTTCGGCGAGGCTGGTCCGTTGACCGCTCGCGCCGCCTGCCGGATCGGCCGGGTGAAGTTTAAGAACGGCGTCGAAATCCGCATCCTAGAGGGACCTCGCGGCGGACATCCCGACGTCATCGCGATGCTGCTTGATGCCCTCGCCGACGCACGGGCAGGGAACGTGACCGCCGCCGGCATCGTCTTCGTGTCCCCGACAGGCGGCGTCTCGACCGCCTGGGAGACCGGCGACAGCCGCCACTACCACCACCTCGTGTCCGGAGCGGCCCGGCTGCTCCAACGCCTCGGAGACCAGCGTTGACCGTCCAAACGATTGCCGCCCTCAAGGCCAACATGCCGATCGGCGTTGCCGCAGGGATCACCGTCTACGACATCCACGACCTCATTGACACGGTCGAGAACCGAACCCGCCAGATCAACCTGCCCAAAACGGCGGACTATACCGCGGACGTGGCCGACAACCGGTGCCGTATCCTGTTCACGTCGGCCTCCCTGGTCAGCCTGATACTGCCGGACACTCTGCCCGACGGCTGGGACTGCAGCGTCGTCCAGATGGGGGCGGGTGCGGTCCAGATCACCGCCAGCGGTGGCGGCACCCTCCTGTCCCGCGCCGGGCACAGCCGGACCGGCGGCCAGTACGCGGAGATCTATCTCTTCGTTCTCGACAACACCGGCAATGCCGCCCGCTTCATGCTCAGCGGCGACACCGTGGCCAGTTAGCGCGGGCGGGCGACCGTCCCTGTCAGAACCCCGCCGAGATCTTCCGCCGAGGCCAATATGACCATCCTGGATACCGTCCGCGCCGCCTTCGACCAGGGCTGGGAGGCACTGGCCGACCTGCGCCAGACCGTTACCATCCGGCGCGTCAGCCGGGGGGCTTACGATCCCGCTACTGGCAAGACGACCGACACCACCCTGACCGCCACCGTCCTCGGCGTGCTTACAAACTTCGAAAGCGAACTTATTGACGGCAGTGACATCCGGGTCGGCGACCTGCGCTGCGTGTTGCGCGGCAAGGACATCGCCTTCCGACCGGAGCAAGGCGATACCGTCGACCTGCCCAACGGACAGCGCTGGACCGTGATCCGGGCAACCGGGGATCTCTATTCGCCGCCGCTCTACCACGAACTCACCTTGCGCCGCTAAGGTGCTGGGGTGCGATGGCATTATCGCTGGACGCTCGCCGGCCGTTGCGGTATATACCTTCCCGCAGAGTTGGGTTTGCATTTGGCTAAGCTCTGCTTGGTCGGTGTCTGTCCCGCCCGACTCTGTCCCAACGGCGTCTTTCAGCCGGGTCCACGCATTGCAAAACGCTGGTCGTTCCGGCCTGAAAGGCGAGGGGCGGCTATCCGCCGTCCCTTTCCGTTGCCCGGAGATCCGAATTGACCGACAACGTCATTCCGTTCCGTCCGCGCCAGACAACGACCCTGGTCCCCGCTCCCTACACCCCGGACGTGCCTGCGCTTTTCCGGGTCTATACCAGCACCGTGATCTGTCTCTTCCTGGTGCCGTGGCTGTGGTGCCTGGACGCGCTGCGCCCCCGTGAGGAACAGCCCATCCGCGAGCGCCGCCGACACCGCTGAAGAGCCGAGGGGGTCGCCATGGCCGGTAACGCGCGCCAGTTCCGCCAGCAGTTGATGGCCTTCGTGACGGACGTCAAGGCGGAGCATGTCAAGCTCGTACAGCGCGTCGCCCGCGCCGCCCATGAAACGGCCTTCAAGATGACGCCGATCGACACCTCGCGCGCCATGAGCGGCTGGGTCAGCCAACTCAACTCCCCTTTCATGGGCGAACCCACCTACGTGCCCGGCACGCGCGGGTCCACGCTGGGCGAGGCGGTCAACCTCAATCTCACCAACATCCGCGAGGTCCACGGGGCCTACCGGTTCGGTGACACCTGGATCATCCGAAACAACGTGCCGTATATCGAAATCCTGGAAGCCGGACCACCGGGCGGCGGCAGTCCGCAGGCTCCGGCCGGCATGATGTCCTTCGCGCTCCAAGCCGCAACCCGCGAAATGAAGCGCTAAGCCGTGACCCCGGTCGAGGCCAAGACCACCATCGAAACCGCCTTCAAGGCCGGCTGGGGGCCGACGCCCCCGATCGCCTGGGGCAATACCACTCCGCCCATGCCGGACTCGGCACCTTGGGTGCGCTTCACCATCATCCACGCCCCAGCCCGGCTGCGCTCCTGGACCGCCAACCTCTACGCCTACGAGCGGCCCGGCATCGTCTTCGTCCAGGTCTTCGTGCCGCTCGGCACCGGCACCCGCACCGGCACCGAACTGGCTCACCGCGCCGTCATCCTGCTGGAGGGCAAGAAGTTCGGCGCGCTGGAGATGGGCACCGCCAGCATCGCCGAGGTCGGCCAGTCCGACACCGCGATGGACCAGACCCAGGTCCGCATCGAATTCGTCTACGACGAACTCCGGAGCATGCCCTGATGACCCTCGACGCGGATCTCGACCTGTCGACCCGGCAGCGGACGCTGGAAGCCGCCGCCGCCTGCATCCTGAAAGACCGCAACAGCACCTACGGTCCGCCGGAGAACAGTTTCCGCGACATCGCCGCCGGCTGGTCCCTCATCCTGGGGAACAAGATGCTCGCTGGAACCCGGATCACCGGCACCGAAGCGGCCCTGATGATGGCATGGCTGAAGATCGTCCGGGCCAAGGACAACCCGGCCCACGCGGACAACTTCGTCGACCTCGTTGGCTATGGCGCGTGTGCTGCCGAGATGGCGGAAATCAACGTCGAACCCGGCCTCCTCCAAGGATAGTCCAATGTATTTCAAGGTGTCCGAGTGGCCTTACGGCACTCCCTGTCCTGTCCGTCTCGTCGACCCGGCGACCGACCGAATCATCATGGGTGTTACCGAATTCAATGATGATGAAGGGTGGTGTCGTGTTCTGTGTCGGGGGCCGGAAGGAACCGAAGGTCGGCGCGACTTCCCCTACCGTCACAACGACACAGATACCCTCGTCACACAGGTTCTGACGGTCCCGTTCAAAGTCGTTCCCTACCAGGAAGGCATTGATGAAAAGCCGGGCATCCTCCTGGATACCATGACCTACAACGGCGGGGATCCCGTCGATCCCTGGATCCCCGCCGGCCAGCCTTATCAGCACGGCACCGTCTCCCAATGATACCCGTTCTGCTCGACTGGTTGAGACGCAAGGCTGCGGACTTGAGAACCGCCGGCCCCCAGTCGCTCGCCGCTGACCGACCGGTCGCCCTGTCCTCAATGTCCGCCTACACCGTCGCCAAACTCCCCAGCCCCTCGGCCAACAAATACCTGCTCGCCTACGTTACCAACGGCAACAACGGCATCCCCTGCCTCGCCGTGTCGGACGGCACCGCCTGGAAGCGCATCCTGCTCGGCAGCACCGTCTCCGACAAACCCATCCCGCCGGCTCCGGGCACGACCGCGACTTTCACCGGCGAGTACAGCGGCGAGTACCGATAGCGCCAAGAGCGCCGAGAGCGTCGGCCGCTGCGGACACCACCGCCCCCGCACCACCACCCGAGGACCGCGTCATGCCCAAGCCCCCCAAGCCGACAAAACCTGCCAAGCCCGCGAAGCCGCACGCCCTGCCGTCCTACACCCTCGACGATCTGCCGCCGGCCGCCAACAAGGCCGACCATCTCGCCGTCATCCGGGACACCTCCGGCGCCGTCACCGGACTCGCCCTCTCGGACGGCACGGCATGGCTCAGCGTTCCGGTCACCGGCGACCTGATCCCGCCCACCCAAGACGTTGTCGGGCCGGCCGCCACCCCCTATCTCGACGTCCCCACCGACGACGGAGCGCCCTGATCCCCCAACCAACCCAAACCTACGCGTAGCCCAGGCCGCCCCTCACCGGGCGGCTTTTTCTTTGCCGCCAAGAGGATACCCGCCATGGCTCTCAAGAACGATGCCCAATTCGGACAGATCGGCAGCGCCTCGATCAACCGCTCCCACAAACTCTCCACCTACACCGTCGCCACCCTCCCCAACGCCGCCGCCCACACCAACCGCATCATCCATGTCAGCAACGGTAACGCCGGTGCCGCATGCCTCGCGTGGTCGAACGGAACGTCGTGGCTGCGCATCGTGCCCGGCGCTGCCGTCGCTGCGTCGTAATCGCACCCTGAGATAGAGAGGATTTAGTTACAATGGCAACTACTGCGTTCAATGCTCAGGGGACGATTATTGCTCGAGAAAGCAATACTCCCGGTACCTATACTCCAATTGCTGAAGTCCGGTCTTTCAGTGGTCCAGGTGGAACGGCGGCCATCATTGATGCAACCACACTTGGTAGTACTGGTAAAGAAAAGCTAATGGGGTTGCAGGATGAGGGCACTCTCACCCTGGAGCTTAACTTCTCCCCTGGAGATACCGGCCAACAGGCATTGTTGGCTGATCGTGCAGCTCAAACGCGCAAAAGCTTCAAAATCACATTCTCTGACGCGAACAATGCCACGGCAACGTTCACGGCCTACGTGACCGGCTTCACTGTCGGCGGTGGCGTCGATGCGCTTACAACGGCGACTGTTACACTTGAGATAAGTGATGCAGTTGTGTGGGATTTCAACCCAGCGTAGTAATAAGCCACGTTTCGCTCAACCTAGCGGATATACCTACAATGCGATGGGCGCTATCGCACCCCGAGGTCTGGACATTCAATTTGGGTCTATAGTAAGATCTACGAATGAAAAGACGCCGCAACTGTGGGATTTACAGAATCCTCAATCAGAATAACGGCAAGTCCTACATTGGAAGTGCCGTTAACCTTTCAACTCGATGGCGGGAGCACTCGTGGCAACTCAATGGCGGTTTCCACTGCAATCGTCATCTCCAAAGTGCTTGGAAAAAGCACGGATCTGACGCTTTCGTCTTCGTAGTTCTGGAAGAAATAGAAGACGAACTGGATCTGGTTAAGAGGGAGCAGTTCTACCTTGACCAGTTCCGGACATTCGATTCGGCGGTCGGGTACAATATCAGCCCGATTGCGGGATCTACATTGGGCGTTGCTTGCTCGCCGGAGAAAGCAGCAAAGATCGGCGCTGCCAATCGAGGGCGCAAACAAACCCCTGACCACATTCACGCCAAGTCGCCGTGGGGCAGATCGCCAACTGAGGAAACTCGTCAGATCCTTCGGGAGAAGATGCAGGCCAGAGGCCATAAACCGAGTGCAGAAGCTTTAGCTAAAGCTATTGCGGCCAACACAGGCAGAAGTCCGTCCGAGCGTTGCATAGAAGCGGTGAGAGCCGCAGCGAACCGACCTGAACACCACGAACACCTTCGCGCTCTTAATGACAAAACGCGTGGCGTATCAACGATTCTTACCGAAGAGCAAATTGCAGCACTTATCGCCGACCGTGCAAAGGGTATGAGTTACGTTGCTCTTGGCAAGAAGTACGGCGTCAGCAACGTCACTTGTAAAAACTGGTGTGTTCGTAAAGGCGTTGAGACACAGCACACCCCTCCCGCTCCCGACCGTCACGCTCCTGCTCCGCTGTCATCGCACCCCGACCAACTTCCCCTGCTGTAAGTCCTCGAGACCGGCGCAGGCGTGCTGCGCCGGCCGTAACGGGAAGACGCCATGCCAACTCTGGTTCCCACGAAGATCGTCGTGAACGCCTCCGGCACGCCGGCCGGAGGCGTCTATCCGCACTTCCGCGTCCTGGTCGACGGCGTCAAGGTCGGCGAGGCGAAGGTCGGCGCGACGGCGAAGGCCTACGCGTTCGACGCCAAGGTGGCGGCTGGGGCGGAACACCGGGTTCAGGTCCACTACGACAACGACGCCGTGATCAGCGGCAAGGACCGTAACCTGCACGTCGCCTCGGTCAAGGCGGGCGAGCAGACGATGCTGCCGACCGATGCCGGGGTGGTTTACGACCGCCACGCCCTGGACGGACGTGACGTGATTCCGGGCCAGTCCTTGATGCCTTGGAACGGCGCGCTCAACTTCAAGGCTTCGGCCAGCGCCTTCCCGGAGCCTGCTCCAACGCCGGTGCCGACGCCCACGCCTACGCCTACACCTGCTCCACCCCCTCCCCCACCACAGCCGGATGCCCCTGTGAGCGCTTATTACGCCTCCCCTCAAGGCAAGGACACGTGGTCCGGCAAGTTGGCGGCCCCGAACGCCAGCGGCACTGACGGCCCGGTCGCCTCGCTCGGCAAGGCGGCCCAACTGGCACGTGACGACGCGACGATCGACACTGTTGTCCTGCGTGGCGGCACGTATAGTCTGCCGGGCAAGGTCACGCTGCAGGCGGCGGACAGCGGTCTCAAGGTCAAGGCGTATGGCGACGAAACCCCGGTTCTCAACGGCAATCAGTTGCACACGATGCTGCAACTGGTCGGCGCCAGGGATATCACGATCACCGACCTGACCTTCACGAACGGTCGCAAGGACGGCTTCGCCATCGAAGTTTATAAGTCCGACAACAACCGGATCGGCGACAACACCTTCGACAAGGTCGGCACCGGCGTCAAGTTGTACGATTCCTCCGGCAACCTGATCGCCAAGAACGAGATGGGCCACCTCGGCGGTCACGGCGTCGATATCGTCAGCGGCAGCGACGGCAACAAGGTCTACGCCAACCACATCCACCATGTCGGGGAGGCGAACAGCCAAGCGGCGGCGATTGGCGGGCATGGGTCGAGCAACAACACCGCTGCCTTCAACAACATCGAATACACGGCGCGCTACGGCGTGTCGTTCAAGGACTTCGGGACCGCCGAGCCGGGTCTGAACAACGCGGTCCTGCACAACCGCATCCTGCACACCAACACGGCGGGCGGCGACACCGGTGCGATCGAGTTCCTGGGGCGCAGCAATCTGGCGCACGGCCACCGGGCCGAAGGCAACTACATCGAGGATACCGGCGGCCTGATCAAGGAGAACGGCATCGGTGCTGCCGGCGTTTATCTGGACGACCTGACCAACAACACGACGGTCCGCGGCAACTTCATCAAGGACACCACCTGGACCGACGTGATGGTCCACGGCGGCGACAGGAACGTGATCGAGAACAACGTCTTCATTCTCGGCGCGGGCGAGGGTGCCGCCACTCTCAGCAACAACGGCAACATCCCGACCGGGTCGATCGCCACCGGCAACGTCGTTCGGAAGAACATCGTGTACGGCGAGGTTCCGGTCGACAAGCCCTGGCACCTGAACAACACCGGCACCAACACGGTTGACGGCAACCTGCTGCACAACGTCGCCCGGATGCCGGGGGTCGACGGCCAGTCCCTGTTAGCCGACCCGCAGTTCAAGAACCCGGCGAGCGGGGACTACACCCTGGCACCGACCTCACCAGCACCGTCGGTCGGTATCGTCGGTCTGGACTGGGCGCACATGGGGACGATCGGCTACGACCCGAGCACGGCCAGCACCTACGCCATGCCGAACTTTTGGGACGCTTGAGAGTTCCGGTTGAATTCGACCAGGAAGGCGGCAGCCAGATGGATCTTGCAGTGAAACGCCGTTCCCGTTCCCATTCCCGTTCCCGTCACCAAGCCGCCTTCGGGCGGCTTTTTTGCTTATAAGCATGGCCGCTTTCACCCAGGGCCAGCGCGTCACCGTTAACTCCGGGTATCCGTCCGGCCTCGGCACGGTCTGGTCCGTCTACGGCGGTCCCGTCGATTCCCAATACCTCGTGCTGATGGACCAGCCGGGTGAGGATGGGCTCAAAACCATGGCGACGGTGCAGGAGTTCCAGGTGACGGCGGCACCACCGATACAGGCCTACCAAGTCGGCCAGAGGGTCACCTACCTGGCGCGCGGCGCCACCATCACGGACATCCAGCGGTCCTCCGACCCCAACAACCCCAAGGACGATCTGCTCTACGTGCTGTGCGACCGCGACCCGCCCGAATTGTTCAGCGGCGTCGAGCACGAGTACATCTTCATCCTGCCGTCCTGGAAACTGTTCGCTTCCCGGCGGTGATCGTTCGACTTCGAACTTTCCGCAACTTTCTCCCTGGACTCCATGGAAAACCCTATCGCCGGAACCGTGCCGTTCGAGATCGACGGCACGACCTATACCATGCGCCTGACTTGGCACGGCGTCGCTCAGGTCCGTCGAGCCTATCCGGACGGCTATAACCTGGCCGATCCCGAGCATCTCGCCGTCATCATGTCCATTGCGATGAACGCCAAACATCCGGAGATGACGGCAGACCGGATCATGGACCTGTCGCCGCCGCTGGAGACGGCAATCGAAGCCGTCTCGACGCTGATCAATTATTCCTGGTGGGGACAGAAGACGCCGCCTGAGCGGAAGGAGGAAGGGGAACCCGAGAAAAACCCTCGGAAGACGAAGGCGACCCCTGCAGCGGCATAGCGGTCGCGCTGAAGACCGCCTTCCGGATCGGCATTCTGCCGGCCGCTTTCTGGGACCTGACTCC